CTGGTCAGAGCCAAAGTCGAGGTAACAGATGAGCAGGTCGTTTGCCGCAACGCCCGTTGACTTGTAGAGCACAGCACCGCGAGCGGTGAGTGTCGAGCTAGTCCACGTTACGTCGTCACCATCAAACACTCCCTCATTGTCGGTGTTGTCTGCAGTGACAGTAGGGGTAGTGATTGTTGCTCCTCCTGCAGTGTAGCCAGTACCAGTAACCTCATTGGTCACATCCGCAAAGTCCTCGTGGGTGTCTTGGTCGGGTGTGTAGGTGCTAGTCACCAGAGCCACTTTGATTGTATCGGTGTCTAGGTCGATACCGCCGTTCATGATGTTTTTCTTGAACGCGTTGTATATTACGTCAGCCATGATTATTTCTGGTTAGCTACAGCGTCAGCCTGCTCCTCAAGTAGTATTTCCACTTCTGCAAGAGCCTCCTCGCCATAGTTTTCTGATAATTGTTTCTTGAGTTCGACTACTTTTTCCCCAAGTGTTTTGATGCGAGTTGGTAGCACAACATCTTTCTTGTCCTGCAAGCGCAGGATTTGTTCGATGTATGCATCCTTTGTGAGCACCATCACGCCACCATTTGCACGATAGGCAATGCCTCGTCGTGCCTCAATGACCTTGCGTGCTCGCAATTGCACTTCTTTTGGCAGAGTGGGATATTTCACCTTTCTCTCTGCTCGAGGTAGTGCCACGAACGCATCAACCTCTTTTCTTATTTCTGTGTCAGTCATGATGATTGATTGTTTAATCGGTTAATAATCTTGCCCATCGTCTTTCGGCGTTGAGGCAAGGAATGACCTGTTTGTGTTGCGAGGGGTGAGTTTTTTGAACACCTCTTGCAGGTCAAGGTCTACTCTCTGCTCCTGTTGGGTCAGAGGAATTGGTTTGTCGCGTGACTGTTTGTACTCAATAACGACTTTCGTTGCCCAGTGCTTGTGCACCTGTCGTGGCAGTGAATGTGTAGTATCTAATGACGGAATTGAAAGGTCGTCAGATGATGAGAGCATAGCCGTTGTGATGTCCTCTGGGTATATCTCTGCAATCATCTTGAGTCCATCCGATACAACGATGATGTCGTCACCACTCAATATCACAATCTCGCGTCCTCTGATGAGAAACTCTGGCTTGCGCGCAGAGTATAGCTCTTTGATTTCCGAGTTTTGCAGAATGGCGGTGTCGTCAAACTGGGAATTGTCTGCTTCAAGCAGTGGTACCCACTCAGTACCATCGAGCTTTGCCTCCAAGTGGCTCATTTGCTTGAGTATATCGTTGGCAAAGGTGTAGTTTCGGATGTCTGCCTCCAAGTCACGCGTCAGTTCCATCTGAAAGTATGCCTCGTCGACATTGGCTACAATGTCTGCTGCGAGGTCATCTTTGACCACGTTCGCAAAAGTCACGATTTTGGCATCTGTCAAAGTCGTGCTATTTGTTTTGGTCTTTTCTCGGATGTACTCCGCAAATGTTGTTCCTTTCATAGATACTGTGCGTCGTTAGTGAATAATGTTGGTGCTCCTCTCCCTGTCGCTACCCACCACCGAGGTGATGAGTAGAGCAGGGTTTGGAACCCTATTTTCCTACGCTCTTGGTAGAACTCGAACACGTAATGTGCCCGATGCAAGGTCTATTGTGCCCCCAGTGTTATTGAGGATTGACCAAGTTACAGTATCAGTTGCAGTTACTGCCGCTGCCAATACTAGGTCTGCTGTATCCAAACTGAATGATGCGAGTACAAAGTCTCCGAGAACTGCACCTGTTACGGTGATTTCTCCAGAAACTTCATCTCCATCAAGAATGGATGCAGGGTCGACAGTTGCGGAACCATCAAGCCCTCTCAATGCTGTTAGCATCGCAATAAGCTCGGCTTGGTTTCGTCCTGTGCTGTCTGTCATTGTTGGTGCTGCCATGGTTGTTGTTGGTTAAATGATTGGTAATTGTTTTGAGACTATGAGAGTGCTTCAACCTTTCGGCTGTCGCGGTCAATGCGCCACTGCGCACCGATTTTGCCCTCACTTTGTAGACGCTCTTTGATGAGGTCTGCAATCTGCTGTGGTACTTCAATGTACTCTCCTCGTGGAAAGTCTTGAGCGTAGCCATTGAGGTTGCAGTGGAATGGCACCTTTTTCCCTTGTTCGGGATTTTCACCAGCCTCGAAAGGTATCATGATTGATACTTTGGGCTGTTTATCCAGTGCCGCTTTCATCTCTCGTGCGCTGTCTCGTAGGGCTTTGTCTGCCTTTCGGGTTTCCGCAGCCTCTACTGCTGGGCTTATGACAGGTTTGTCATCAGCCTTTGGAGCTTTTGGCTCCTCTGCAGGTGCCTCTGGGGCATCTGTAGTCGCCTCTGGTGCAACAGGGTCATCAGCTTTAGCATCAGTCCCTGCTCCTCCATCAGCTTCGATAAGACGAGCTTTGAGCTCCTCTTTTGTACCCGATGCGTCAAGTCCTCGTTCTTTCGCAAGGCTCTTGAGGTCGTTGTACTTTACTTCGTCGTAGTTGGTCATGATTGTTTTTCCTTATTGCTTGTAATGGGATTGGCTAGGTTGTCGAAAACCTTATTTACCAATCATTGCGACTAGCTTGATACTGCGTGTTCTAGGCGAACCATGAACGCGTCGTTCAAGATTTTTGCAACGAAAGTAGCTTTCCAACCAGATGTCGCACGTTGGTCAAGTGGGTCAGATGAACCAGCAGAGCCAAGAGGCTTGATGATGTTTCTTACCGCTTCACCAGAGATGCGAGTGATACCATAGGCATCCATACCAATGATGATGGTTGCATATACGTCTATTGCACCTGCTCCTGCGCCAGAGAATACCTTTGCATTTGTGGTTTCAACGAAACGTACATCGTTGAGCTTTCCTACTTCATTTTCCATGACTTTCATGGTTGATGAGTATTTCTCAACAGGCACCCATCCAGTCTCATCCTGTAGGTCATAGGTTGTATCTGGGTGAACAATACCAATGTATGCTGCAGATACTGGCTCTGTAGCGATACCTGTGCTTGCGTTAATCATGCGAGTTACGCGTCGTGCCTTTGCATTTTTCAATGTTCGGACAGCTTTGCGCACTTCTGTCGCAGTGATGAGGTCAGTGGTTGTGATACCTGCGCGTGATGTGTCACCAACGTAGGTCACTACTGAACCTGCTGCAAGAACGTCTCGGGTCAATTGGTCGATTGTGTCTCCCATTTGGTCTCCCAAGATTTCTGCTGCTTCGACAAGCACTGGGTCTTTACTTTCGTAATCAATCACATCAGTGATAGTGATGAAATCACCATACTGTGCGACTGTCGCAGTAACGTCTGTGATTGACAGCTCGCTTCCTGCTGGGGTAATACCCTCTGAAAGCGATGTTGTCGCTGCAGAAAGGTTACCGTATCGACGGAACTTGATGACATTTGTGCCACCATTTCGAGGAATGTCTCGTACCTGTCCAAACTTTGTGTGAGCAAAGTATGCAACAGCACGATACAGCAAAGTCCTGTCGTAGAACTCTGTATTTTCCCTCGTTATTACACTTCGGTCTGTATTAGCCATGTTTTTAATCGGTTAATAATTGAATAATGTTGAGGATAGTGTTGTGTGCCCTTATTTCCTTGGCGCAGTTTTCACTGCATCAAGCTCTTTTCCAAAGTCATCGAGAGACATATCAGCGTATGATTTGCTCCCTTTTCCATCAGTAGTGGTATTGCTACCACCAGTTTTGGTCTTTCGCGCTTTAGCGTCAGCTGCTTTCGCGCGCTGTGCACCGATTTTCATGAGCTTGTCCCCTGCTACCTCGTAAAAGATAGACTTGATAGGAATGTGCTCACGTGATGGGTGCATTGCAAAGCGTTTTGCTTTGGATGCAAAGGGCTTAAAGTCGGGGTTTTCCGTTAGGAAAGTGGCGATTGATGCCTCGACTTCCTGCTCTGCAGCCTGTTTTTGAAAGGGCTCCAATCTCTTGGCTATCCTTTTATCAATGGCTGCCGCATCCTCTGGTGATAGGTCGTCAGTATCCTCACTGTCGTCTTTGTCATCAGAGTTTTGGTCGTCGCCCGACTTTTTGTTGACAGCTGCTTTAGCCTTTTCTTGCTTTCGCCACGCTGCCCACTCGGCGTTTGATGCGCCTGCTTTAGGCTTTCGGAGCTCTGGCTCTGCGCCATCGTCCTCATCCTCGGTCTCGTCGTCGGCTGTGTCGGAACTCTTTTTGTCAGAGTTGCCCTTGCCGTCGTCGTCAGAGCCGTCCTCTGATGCGTCATCGTCTGCGTCGTCAGCCTCATCGGCATCATCCGCATCGTCATCAGCACCATCGTCCGCATCGCTGTTTTGAGAGGTGTCTGCGTCGTCCTCTGTCTCATCCACATCAGTGTCAGTATCTACAGTGTCATCTGTAGTTACTTCCTCATCGTGGTCATGGTCATTTGCTCCCATAATAATTGTTTTTAGTTAGTCTCACTCTTGCTTGGAACATGGGGGTAAAACCAAACAAAGTGGGAATGCTCTCACAGTGACTAGCCGTGAGGTGAGCCCGACACGGGCTCAATCGGATGAGGTAATGCAGAGCAAGGGAAATCGCCAATCCCACAACACTATCCTCACCCGATAGAGCCAACGTCATGGCTGTATCGGTTAATGTTTACTATTCTGTTTTCAATGTACCTGCCCTCGGCTGCCCATAACGACTGCTCTCACTGAACTGCCGTACATCAACCGCGTATGGGTCGTATGTAGGCAATTGCGATGCAGCTTGTCGTTTGAATTGTTCAATCAATTTTTCTGGCTTCTCCACCATCTCTTTCATGACCGCTCGTGTCTTTCGCGCATCTCCCAGCTCATCCTCGGTCAGCTTGGCACCAGTCTCGGGGTCTTTACAATCTATGATTGCCTCCTCGAGAATGGCGATGTTGCCAAGCATTATCTGCTTGAGCAACAGCCACCCAGATGTGCTGATGAGAATGTTCATGTGTTCTACCAGCTCATCTGCTTTTGCTTGGCTGTCGATGTTGAGGTCGAACTTGACACCGCGCCCAGAGCCCATGCCATGCTTCGCCCTCTGATGACTTTTCAAGCCACCAATGGTCTTGGCTTCAAACTGGCATTTTTCGCATGTGTGTGTTTGTTTCTTGCTCATGGTTTTATTGGGCTACTGGTAATGCTCTGCCTCTGGCTGCATCAGCGACAGGTCTCATGTTCTCTCCTGCGCTTGCAGGGGCAATGTTCTCATCTTTCACGCCACTGTTTTCTGTCTTGCGTGGGTCTTGTGGGAATAGGTCTGGTCGAGCCTGTTGCAACATCATGGCTCGCTTGTGAGCGTTGATGTGAGCAATCTTGGCAGGTGTATCCTCCATCTTGTTGTGTATCTCCAAGTGAGCTTGGTGGTCATCTGTAGGCAGTACCTCAACAATCTGGTCTGGGTTTTCACGCATCGCGATGTTTTCATCCTCTGCGCGCATCTCCTCGATAGTAGGTGGCAATAGTCGGTCAATGATGTCTTTCTTGAGCCCACTCAATTTGCCCATGTGACGTAGTGCAAAGCGTAGGTTTGCATTTGGGTCAGCTGCCATGAACTGTACATACCCTCTAAATGACTGTAGCTCGTTGAAACGTCGTGCCTCACTCAAGATACGGCTCTCAATCTTTACATCTGGGTCAGTATTGGCGATGAGGTTTTCTCTGGTGAATGGTCGCCACTGCGCTCCAAGGGCACCAGTAATACGCACAGATTTCTCATCTATGCCATCCTCAAAGTGATTTTTGTACAATCGGTACCACTGTTTCCAAAAACGCCTCTCACTCCATCCAAACACTTTGGCTGATAGTGAGTATCGTGTATCAACCTTTTGATTGATGAGTGCGTCTCTGGTGGCTGTACCAGAGGTGTCTGGTCGAGCTCCTTGCTGAATATCGGGGGTCGCTGTAGAGCGTTCTGCGCCCTGTGACAGCGTGTCGAGTATCCATTGGACATCTTGCTTGACTGCTGCCTTTTGCATCTCCTGCACGGCTCCTGTGGGATTTCCTTGGACACCCACGAACTTGTTGAACTCAAAGTTGAGGTCATTGCGGTTTTTGATACGTGTTTCATCAAACAAGTACATTGGATGCAGTGCTGATTTCACTCCCTTGAGTGCAAGGTTGGTTGCCACTGCGCGTGCACGTTGCTTGTCCTCAATGAGGTCTGGGATAGATACGCCATCCCATGAGTTTGGTATTGGGTAGATTACGCGGTCAATGAGTGGAATATCCATTGTGTCGAGCTCGTGGTATCGCACCACTTTGTTCATGTCATCTGCCAGTGTCACGAACACTCTCTTGCCTTTGTAGATAGTGAACCACTCAAGCAATCGGTGTGATGCGTTCTCACCCTTGAGGTTTTGAAACTTTGAGATGTCAGAAAGTCCTGCGGCATCTGCTGTGATACGCATGTTTTCGTCCACCAGTGAGCGAGTTGATGTGCCTGTTGGCTTCAAGTCCTTGTGATTAAAGTACACATCCATGTCGTCCATTTCGTTGGTCGTCATGCGAACCTCACGCCCAAGGAAACGAGCACGTCCTCGCCCTTTCTTGTCTCCATTGACACTCTTTGCGAATGGGTCACGCAATACTGTCATCACGTTCCATATCTCTGGCACTGGTACCATCTGCTCTCGGTCAAACTCCATCACTGCCATGAGTGCGCGTCCAAAGAACATAGCCTCAAAGTCCCACTCGTAGTCGAGAATGTCTTTGTCCATCTCGTCGTGGTCGTACTCTGCAGTCACATCTAGGTTTTCTGCTGTCTCCTCGTCTCCACTTTCACGTGGTACGAAAGCTGCAGTCAGTGTGTCGCTGTAGAGTGATGCAAGTACAGTCTGAAAAATGGTGAATAGCGTGTTGTCTCCAACCGCTTCTTTGTCTCTCTTTTGGTTATTGTATAGCTTCAAACGTAGTGCCCACTCATCCCACTTTGGTTTGATGTACCACCACGCTTGCTCCTGCTCGGTCTTGATTTGATTGATGAGGTCTTGAAAATCTATATCCTTGAGCCGTTCCCTGTCATCCTCATCAAGAGGGTCAGCCATATTTTCTCCTGCTTTCTGGGCACGAGTTTCCTTGCTGGTCTTTTTCTTATCAACCACAGGCTTGGCTTTCTTTGCAGATGTTACCTTTTTGGCTTTTTTTGTGATGCTTTTTGTTGTATCAGCCATGGTGTTTATTTATTATCTCCCTGCTTTTTCTCGCAGTCTTTTAGCCCTGCTTGCATAGGATGGATTGAGCTCGATGTACTTTTCAACAGTACCAAAACCGCGCGCCACATCATCAAGCTCTTTTGCAGCTTGTGCTTTCTGGTATCGTGCATTTGATTTCTTGTACGCTCGAACTGGTGCCTTTGCAGCTTTCATCGCACCACTCTTGATTTTCTCAAGAGTTGAACCAAAAGCATGCGTCACCTTGTCGATGCCGCTGTACTCTAGTTCTTTCTTACCCCTTGTATATTTTATCGCCATAAAGTCTCATGAGATTAGTAATGAGTAAAGTTTTTGGCGATATTTTGTTGTTGCTCTGGCTTGGTGTCTACGTCTTTTTTTTGCTCTTGTTTTCCAGTAGATATTCTACTGTTGCCTGCGCGGTGTTCATGAGGTATTTGGTAACATCCTCAATCTGTCTCTTTGTATATGGTTTCCCAAAGAGAGCCTGCAGTGGCGACTTGGTCACGATGATGTGCGCTGTGTAGAGCTCACCATCTGCGATTACAAGGTACTCGAATAAGTTATGAAAATTGCGTATGTACACCTTGTATCCCTTGTATTCTGTTGCTTCGAGCGTTGTGATTTGCATAAAAGATTGGCGATGCGTTTAGTATAACATCTTATACAACAGGTTGCACAAGCGATAGCCTGTGGATAAGTTATACATAGCCTATCGATAGGCTATGCGTAGGGGTCAAAGTCTTTGTTGCTCATCGCACCAGTTGAATTGCTCACTGGCATCTCAATAAAGTGGTGCTCACTGATGAGTGCGCGTCCCAAGTTTTCTATCATGTGGTCGTCTTTGTCCACTGGTTTCTCTTTGCGGTCTCTCTCCTCGCCAGTCTTACCTTTCCACTCCTGCCACCTGTAGTGTTCAAACTCCCAGATGGTGCGCTCACAATGGTCGAATATGTAGAGCTCTGGTGGACGTAGCATGTTGCCACCCACTGATTGGTAGTTGATAGCTGATTTGATGCGCTCATCGGCTGCTGTACGCTGTTTTGGAGCTGCTAGATACGTCAAACCCTCCTCCATGAGTTGCTCATTGAGGTTTTTATCGTTCGGGTCGTGATGTTGGTCTTTATTGAAAATCCAAGGGTCAGCCCACCTGCCACCAATACGATACTGGCTTGCTTTGTTTTTAATCTTGGATGCGAGGTCGCGCTTGTCCTCTGGTGTGATGTAGAGCTCATCGATGACGTACTTGGTACCCTTGCGGTCTACTGCCACCCACATGACTGCATCTGGGTTTCGTGGATGTGGGTCAAGATACTCGTACACTATAAAATCCCTGTCAGTGATATTGAAAGGTTTGATGACGTGAATTGTTGGGTCAAACTTCTTAAACACAAGTCCTATGAGATGAGCAAACTTTCCATAGATACGCGCTTGCTTTTCGTCATCGGGATACTCTGCCACCATGCGCAAGATGTCCTCATGCTCAAGATGTCCTCGTACTCCGTGCTCTTTGCACGCACTCTCTACGTCAGCAGTGATGTGGTACACACTACGCTCGACTTTTACAGGGTCATCACCCTCACGCAATACCACTTCGACCTCTACCTTTCCAGTGGCAAACATGTCATACAGGTGAGCCGAGCCAGAGATAGGGGTTGCTGTAATGATAATGATACCACCACGACGCATACGAGCGATAGTCGCCTTGAGTATCTTGTCTGGTGGTGGCTCATCGAACCACGCCCACCCGAGTGTCACACCCTCAAACTCTGTGGCATCCTGCGAGTAGGTCATGATGTCGAACTCCCACCCTGTATCTGTTTTCCATGAGCTCTCGTAGTGCTTACCACCCTTGCTCGTAGTATACTTACCCTTTGGCATCCAAAACTTGAGCTCTGATACCACGTTCTTGTCCACCAAGGCACTGTCAGTCACGATACGTCCCTTTTTTAGATATGGAAACTTGTGAAATAGCTCACTACGAAACCACTTGTTGTTGGTCGGGTACATGAGATTTGAAAGCATGTTGGCTGCAGCTGCGGTCTTTCCCACTCCGTTGGCAGCAGAAAGAAACAGGATGAAATAGTCACCACTACCAAAAGCGTTGATGTAGTCCTCAACCACACCATTGGGCTCATAGTAGCGATACTTCTCCTCTTTCAACCTGCGTACTTCCTCCTCCTCAATTTCACGCAGTTGGTCTCGCGTTTTAGCCTCTAGCTCCTCTTTACTTATTTGGTCTGTCTCCATCTTGTATCAAATGTTTATGCTCATAAAGGTTACCAATGACCTGTGCGTTGGTCACTTGAAAATTGCCATGTCTCATGTGTGAGTGGGGCATCTTGAGAAACCACCTGCCCTCGTGGTCGTTCCACACCATGATACCCCGAGCCTTTGAGAATGACACCATACCACCAAAGTCATGCGGTATATCGACCTCGCAGACGTCACCCTCCCAGATTGGCACTCCACCAACAGCTCTCAAGCCAGTATCGAACATCGTCACACAACCATCGAGCTTGAAAAACCCCTTGCCATCAAACTGCATAGGGTAGCCGTCCATGCCCACAAAAACACCCTGTTGAGTTCCCTCCTTGGGATACACCATCTTTTTTGCTTTTGTGTCGTAGATACGAACGGCTCTTGATTTCATGTTAAAAGTATATGTTTTTAGTGTTGAAATGGTCGACCTCATGCTGAATGATGTGAGCCTTGAGCCCAGTCACCCACCCCTCGAATGTCTTGCGCTTCTCTCCCAGTAGCCCCTTGGTGAAGTAGTCATACCTCACCTTGACTTTGTAGAAACGCTTGACGTTCTTGGCTTTCCTATGATTGAAACTCATGCACCCCTCTGGCACCTCAAGGATGTTGTCGATTTCTTTTTCCTCCATGACCATCTCAACCTCAACCTTGAGCTTGTTGTTTGGGTCTTTGGTCACCTTTCTCTGTGGTACCTTACGCTTGATTTTCTCTGGTGCCTCGAGTACCTCTGCATTGAATATAGCTTGAGCCTCAAAATACACGTTCTCAAGTGTCTGTTTGCTGTCTTTCTCGAGCTTTGGTGGCACCACGAGCTCCTTATCGACTACAAAGAGCTTGTATGGATGGTCATGCTCCACTATTTGGCAGTGAGCCATAGCAAATGCCTTGGGATGCTCACCCTTAAAGTTTCCGTTTTCTTTATCCATCCACTCAATCATTTCACGTGAAACCTCCTTGGCTATTTTCCAGTCATTGATGACCTCCACGCTTGGTGCGTAGATACCCAGTCCGCTTTCATGATGTACTTTTGTTATTTCCATAGTGTTTTTTGATAGGCTATACATAGGCTATCGATAGCCTATCCTTTAGATTGATAATTGTTGTTAATCTTAGCTGCAATTTTCATACGCTTGGCTCTCGTGGCATCCATCAAGCTCCACAAAATGCCCTCAAT